ATTTAGTATCGATGGCTAAAATAATAACAAAACAACAAGATGACCTCGGAAAAGGTATAAATACCTTTACCCGAGACACGATGATTAAGGAAAACGAATGTCCCGAAGGACTTAATGTTTGGGCTGTCGGAAAAAACTCCGTCGCCAAACGTCCTGGAATCACGAAGCTTTGTACTATCGCCGGAGGAAACCCGATTGACGGACTAGGCGCTTATTACAACGGAGCGACCAGAAACCTTGTCGCGATGTGTAACGGAGTACCTTATACGGTGGAGTCAGGAACAGGAACACCAATGTCGGCTACTGCGGCTACGGCGAGTGCCTTCACCGCTGGAAACAGAACAGATTTTTGTCAGGCCGCTGGAAAACTTTATTGCGCCAACGGAGTAGAGAACGTCAGATATTTTGACGGAGCTTGGAGAGAACCGGCTGGGTCAATCGTGGCTAAATACCTTATCTTTTATAAGTCATCTCTATGGGCGGCAGGAAACCCGACTTATCCGACGAGACTTTACCGAAGCGGAACGGATATAAATATAGGGAATTTTACTTATACCAACTCAGCGGCAGGAACTACGACAGGAACGACTGCTAATAAATTAGTAGCTTCCGCTGGGAACTTCACCACCGCTAACGTCACCGTAGGTTGTCAGGTATTTAACGGAACAACGGGAAAAGACGCTCACGTCACAGCCATAGATTCAACGACTCAACTTTCATTAGACGCGGATATCTTTTCTTCTGGTCAATCGTATTTCGTGGCTAACAACTCTTTAGCGACTTCGGTTTATGTCGGAAAAGACGACGGCCAAAAGATTACCGGATTTTTTAAGCATATGGATAATTTCCATCCGGTCAAAGAACGTTCTTTGTGGCAAGCCGACCAAGGGACAGACCAATTCGGACTCATCCAACTTTCGATGGTTGACCCGTCCCGAGGATGTGATTCTCACTTTACGATAGACGCCGTGGACAATGACAACTTTATGTTCAACGAGAACGGAGTCTTCGCCACAGGATTCGAGCCGAATATGTTAGTTCAATTACGGACTAACATAGTTTCTTTGAGAGTAGATGACAAAATTAAGTCTATCGAAAAATCTAAGCTAGAAGACACTTGTGGGATATTTTTTGATAATCATTATTACCTCTCATACGCCGAGGGAGGAGCGACCCATAACACCAAGATGTTAGTCTATGACCGCCAAAGATTAGGTTGGTGGGAATTCGGATTAGGCGCGCAATGTTTTTCGGAATTCAAGGATTCCAACGGTTACACCAGACTATATTTCGGGGATTCAACAGGGAATATTTATTACTTCGACGCCGCTGTTAAGAACGACGACAGCACAGCTATCTCGACTAAATGGAAGAGCCCCAAATTAGGATTTGGAAATTACGCTCAATCTAAATTCTTCTTAAACGTCATTCTTTATCTGGGAAGAACCCCTGGAGATATCACAATAAACGTTTATGTGGATGGGAAGTTGAAAAAAACCCGCATAAAGATGATGGGTAATTCAGGCAGCGCCGGACTGGAAATAGAAATGATGGAAGATGAATACCTTGGAACAGGAGGAGGAGGCTTGACAATTTCAGATACCGGAGGAGGGGACTTTGTGAAAATTCCTATTAACAAAATAGGACGAAATATCCAAATAGAAATAATCGATAACGCCACCTCAAAAGGATGGGAACTAAACGCATATGAAGTAATTTACTCCGAACTGGACAACTTGTACCAGCCAGGAATCTAAGCAAATCTAAGCAATAACTATAATAAAATGTCAATAAAACATCAATCACGATTCGGTACTAACTTAACATCAGCGACTAGCGCCGCCGACACTACGAGTCCTCTTAACTCTATCCCGACAGTAGACGCACCGTTTTACTTGGCTTTTGACGCGACTAACATTAACTCGCATTTTGAAGTCTTAAAATGCACTTCAAAAACAGCAACTAACGTCAATCACGCCGCTCTAGCTTATGACCACACCACCGCCGAAGAAGTCAGGATGATTTTGGCGGTTGAAGAACTTAATCCGACTCTTACCTCTAATTCAGATGCGGCGACAATCACTTTTGACCTTTCAACTTCACTTCACACTGTAACTCTTGGAGGCAACAGAACACTAGCTCTTTCTAATGAAACAGTCGGACAGACTTTTGTTATTAGATTAGTTCAAGACGCAACAGGGAGTAGAATACCTGTATTTTTCACTACGATAAAATGGGCTGGCGGTTCTGCACCAACATTAACTACAACAGCCGGAAAAACTGATGTTCTAGGATTTATCTGCACTTCAGCAGGTAATTATGACGGGTTCGTAATTGGAATGAATTTATAATATGTATATAACTCCATCACAAACAAACTTACTTTCAGAATGGAAATTAGACGGAAATTCCACTGATACATTGGCAGCTCACAATGGAACAGATACCAACATTACTTATGTTGGAGGAAAAATTGGACAATGTGCTTCTTTCGCTGGTAATGGAAAAATAGCTACGGCTAATAATATTGGAATAACTGGAACAGGAAACTGCACATTTCTTGCTTGGGTTAAAACTACTGGAAATACTTTTGTTCCCTTCGGATTTGGTGTTTATTCTGCAGCGGCCTGGAGGGGATTAAGAATCCAAGCCAACGGATGTCTTCAACTGGATATTTATAACTCCAATTTGGCTGATACTGCGGTAGTGGTAAATGACGGTAAGTGGCATCTAGTGGGATTTGGGAATAATGGGACTACTGCTTATTTGTATGTCGATGGAAGAAATATAAAAAACGGAGTTTTGGCGGCTATGAACACTGGCGCGGGAGTAGTTTTGTTTGGGCAGACTCCCAATCCCGATGGTTACTATACTGGACAAATAGAGCAAGCAACTATCTGGAGCAGACTTTTATCTGATGCTGAAATTGCTTCTTACTATGCTCTTTCTGCTGCAGATGGAGGGGGTATTCTAACAAACCTAGCAGGTAACTTCAAAAATAACTAAAAATAATTAATTTCAAGCGTCACTCTATGCGCAAGAATCAATATGGCTAAACTATCATCACGCGAAGCAGCAGCTAAAAAAGCTGGGGGATCTCTTAACTATAAGACTGGAAAAATAACTACTCCGACCAAAACCGTAAGAACAGTGAGTAAAAGTTCAAAGAGTTCTTCCAGTTCTTCTAAAAGTTCTGGTAAGTTTAATAACCCAAATGCAATCTACGGTAAACAAGTTACTGACCCAGGACGTTTTCCTACGATGAGTTATACTCCCGCTCAACAGAAGCAGGTAATGCAAGGTCAACAGAAATACTACGCCGCTAATCCTGACCCGAAAGATTACAAAGAAGCCTCTAAGAAGAAAGACAAAGAATACGCTCAAGGAGGTTCAAAGACTGGAAAAGTACAACCTAAGTTAGCTACTAGCGGAAATATCGGAATAGGAAGTTTTAACTCTTCTTCTCAAAGAGATATGGCGGCTGAAGCGATGAATAGACAGCAAGATAGAAAACAACCATCGCTTCTGCAAAGAGGATTAGGAGCGCTAGGAATAAACCAAAGCGCTTACAACAAGGGTTCTATTGAAAGAACAGCAGAAATAATGAAAGACCCACTAGGATTAGTTCCTTGGGCTAGAGGGATGTATTCAGGACTTCCAGGAGAAAAAATGTATGATTCTGACCAGATGCAGTCTTTAATTAACGGATCGCTTGGAATAAATACCGTTCAAGGAGCGACTCTTGACCAGACACCAACAATATCAAATTATCTTGACAGAAAAACCACCGGAACGATGGGAGATGTAACCGTAGATGATTTGGGAATGGCAGAGGAAGATTATTTTAATACTCTCAAAAACAGCGATCTTCCTGATGAGTACAAACAGGATTTTGCTAACAGACTTGATCAACCTAACAAGGAATTAGGAATGGCTTATGGATGGAATGGTACTCCTCAAGTAGCCAGAGCAGAAACTAATAACAACAATAATTTAGCCTTAGGTAGTTATCCTGCCGGAATATCTGAAGGGGTAAAGTACGAATTAGGCGATGAACAACAAAATATTATGGACGATGACAAATCATTCGATAAAGAAGGAAAGGGATTAAAAAAAGGCAGGGATAGCCAACAAGAGGCACTTAACGCCCTTATTAGCCAAATGTCTACCGAAGGTCAGACAACTATTAACGAAGACAAGGGTCAGGCTCTTGGACAGTTAGCCTCATTGTTTGCTGGTTATGGGACTTCTGATTCCGAACAAAGACAGCAGCAACAGCAAAGGACTAATGTTGACTACGCCGGAAAATTGGCTAAGTTTTTAAGCAGTTTAGCTAATCAAAGAGTCCAGGGAACAAACGACATCAATCAGTCCTATAACACGGCAATGGGTAACCTAAATCAACAAAGAAGGGCAGCCGCTTATCAAAACCAACAGTTAATGCGTCAAGCCGCTAATGATTCTTTTGACAGGAAATATAAAATGGCTTCTCTCTCTCAAAAAAATACGTCTAAGATTCCAGGAATAAATTCTTCTTGGCAACCATATCAGCAACAAGATTTCGCTAATCAAATGTTGCAACAAGGTTATTCTTGGCAGGACATAGCCGATACTGCAAGAGCTAATAATATGGATGTTAATTCTGGAAGTTACTTTGATAACTATATGAGGAATATCAATAAACTTCCCCCGATAAAAGGCAACAACGATATAATAAACCAACTATTAGGACTGGGATAAAATATGGCAGTTATAAAGCAATTTGTCGTTAAAAACCAAGCAAGCGGTGGTAGTTTTCCGAAAGGCGGGACTCCTAATGCTTCTTACTACGTCCAAAGGGCGCAACCACTATTAAAAATGATGGCTGTTCAGCGCGCCAAACAAGAATTCGAGGAAAAAAGACGAACAAATATTGAAAACATCCTAAACCAAGTAAGGCAGTCTGAACAAGAGGCTCAAAAAGCTAATTCTTGGCAGGGGATAGTAAAAAACACCATTACTGGTATTCCTAATGCAATCGGACAGATTGGAAATCAAATAAGAACTAATCCATTAGATACTTTAAAATCCATCGGATCGGGTGTTTATAAGGGAGCAGTAGAACCCTTAGCTAATATTCAGAAATACACCAATCCGGCAATGCTGATTCCTCAAGTCAGAGAATCGCAAAAAAAGGCTAGTGAAATGATGAATTACCAGCCTCAAAATGATGTCTCTCGAAGCATCCAGTCAGGATTTGAATTTGGTGGAGCAGTAGCGCCTTATGAAATAGCTGGTCAAGCTATATCAAGAATCCCTCAACTGGCTAATACTCCAAGATTAGCTAAATATATTGGTTATACAGTGCCAGGACAGATATTTAGCGATAAAAAAATCACCGATGTCAAAGGACGTGGTGAACAATTAGCTTTAGATTCTCTGCTATTTGGCCTTACAAGCCTTAGGGGGCGTAAATCACCGTCCCAGGCTGAACTAACCACTGGCAAAACAATCCCAGGAAGACAAGGATCATTACCGCAAGGAAGAGTCCCAGAAGGCCAGATTTCCAATCTCCCTTATCCAGAATCGGGAAAATATGCTTCTCCTGAAACTTTCCAAAATAATGGAAAAATCCCGGCTTCCCGAACCATGCCAGAATTAATGAACTCAAATAAAGGGCCAGCAAAAGAGATATTATCGGGTGGTCAAGTAGAAACTTCATATCCTATAGGTAGCATAGACGGCAATATAAAGCAAGACCCGATAAATAAGGTGATAGAAGCCCTAAAAGGAGCCAAGTCATTACAAGGTCAGCAGACATCGCTGTATAAAGCTGAAAGAGCCAGACGAGCGGGAGCGATAGCAGGAATAGGAAAGAATGTCCCCGGAGAAAAAGGATACTTTGCTCAATTAGGACAGTTAAAAGGAGAACTACCAAAGGTCAATTTTGAGGGAATAAGAACTAGCCTTAATCAGAGCGATGTTGACTCGCTGTTTAACCACGTAGAAAACCACAGATTACTAACACCATTTGAAAAGATATCTGCTAAAGGAGGACTGGCTAAGATAATGGGGGAAGAAGGCGGTCAACTTCCGACTAAAGGAGAAATAAGACTTTTATCAGAAGTTTTTCCGAAGGAATTTATTGACACTATTTTAGAAAAAAGACCTTGGGGGCAGAAGTTTCTCGATAAAGCCGGGGAAGCATTAAATATTCCACGTTCTTTGATGGCGTCTTTTGACTTGTCAGCCCCATTAAGACAAGGAGTGTTTTTGATAGGGAAACCAAAGCAATGGGGTCCGGCTTTTAAAGATATGTTTAAACACGCTTTTAGTGAAAAATCATATCAAGGACTTTTGGAAAATATCCAGACACGACCAACTTACCAACTGATGAGAGAATCAAAACTTGCCATTACTGATATGAGCAAGTTCATGGATAAACGAGAAGAAAGGTTTATGTCTAATTGGGCAGAGCAAATACCTGGTATTGGAAAAATTGTCAGAGGGTCAGACCGGGCTTACACAGGATTTTTAAATAAATTAAGAGCAGACGTTTTTGATGATCTTGTTAATAAGTTAGGGAAAGAGCAGGCGGGGG